CCCGCGTCCAGTTGTCGCCGTCCGCCAGTTCCGTGTTATCCGGCGATACACCAGCCACGCTTTGCGACGTGAAGCGTACCCCGCGCGGATGCAGGATAAACGTCCGGCGGTTGATCAGATAGTCTTCGCCAGCCAGCGAATCGCGGTCGGTTTCCGTCGGAACGAATCCAACCGGATTGCCTTCGCCATAAGCTACGGCACCCGGACCGAACAGGTATGTCGTATAGATGCCGTTAGTCGTATCGACCGGAACACCATCATCAACGATAACCTGTTTGCCGAGGAACGTCGGAATCTGCATCGTGCCATTGGTAGATGCAGGCAGATACTCGATCAAGTCTTGTTTTTTGAGCGTCGCCTCGGTTGCGCTGTGCATGATGATGGCCGTCAGTTGAGCCTTTGCATCGCCCAGCTTCTGAGCGGCATCCACAGCCGTCTTCGCGCTGATAATGGCGTCATCCCCAGTTTCGCCAGAAATATCATGGACGTTCGTCGTCATGTTCGCGGCGTCGAACACACCTTCGAGCGTTGCGATCAGCGCGGCCTGATAGCGGCGAGCCCAATAAGACGCCACAAGGTCACCGATAGCCCGCATCGGATCGTCACCGGCAAGGTTGGCGGCAAGATCATTCGCACCCCATGCACGGCCACGGCGCAGAATCACAGCTTCGTCCTTGCTCGCCTGAATCTTGCCCGGCGTCAGAGCGGTGCTATCGTCCAGCACTTCATCGTCGCCCGACAGATCGCCCCAGAACGGCATTTGAACGGTACGCGCCGCCGAGCTTGCCAACCGGTCGAACTCAGCAGTCCGTTGAGCGATGCCCGATTGGAACAGCGCCGACAGTTCCATCGTGCGCTGAATCACATAGGGCGTGAATACCTCGGGTACGATAACGTCCGAAATTTTCGTAGACATTCAAAATCAACCTCCTGCTTGTGCTTTCAGTTGTTCAGCCAGTTCCGGGTTTTCCCGCAGAATCCGGCCTTGTTCAGTCAAGTTGAAATGCTCCTTGCTCCACGGGTTTTTGATCCCGCCCTTCGACGGTTCACGACCATCGGCAGGATTCATGCCCTTGAGCTTGCCTTGCGGATCGGCCTGCTTCTGGACAAACAGGAATGCCTTACTCTCGCGCAGGCTCTTGATCTGATCCTCCAGACCGGTCTTGACATTGCCCTGCTCGTCCACCTCGACCTTGCTCTTGTCGATCAGGTTCACCACCAAATCGGGATCGTGCGCCTCACCAGCCACAGCCAGCTTGATCGCGGTCGTGATCGCCATATCCCGCAGGCGACCTTGATATTCCTGCTCGCGCTCCTTGTTTTCGTGTTGGAGCGCTTCGATCTGCTTCCGCAGTTCCTCGTTGTCCCCTGCCGCCTTTTTCAGTTGCGAAAGCTGATTATCACGCTCCGCAAGCTGTTCGGCCAGTTGCTTCTTCGCCTCGTTCACTTCATCGAAGCGGTGTTTCGGAACGAAGTCCTTGAGCTTTTCCTCGGCGGCGGCCACAACGTTCTGCACCACCTCCCCGGCAACGCCGTGTTGCTCCAGCAGTTGCTTGAGCCAGTCCATGAAAATCATCCTCCCGTTCGTTCGCTTGCGCTTTTTACCCGGTCGCGTCCGGTAGCGTCTTTCGTTTTACGCCTGAAATACCAAAGCGGCGGAAATAACAAACGGGCCTATTTGGCCCGCTTGTTCGCTTCGATTGCCCGGCCTTGAGCCAGCGCCTTTTCCCGCGCCCGCTCTCTGCCCGCCCTATCCCCCGGCGTGTACGTGTAGCACGTCCCACGCTCGCCCCATTTGTAGCCGGGTTTCCCGTTTTTCTGACAACGCATGATCGGCATGGTGTCATCCCCTCACATAGCGTTCTTGCCATTCCCGGTACGTCATGTCTCCCGGGACATAATAAACCTTTCCGTCAGCGCCGCGTGCGATGCGCTCGCCCGGATCGTCTTCATCGTCGAAATACGGCACCACGGTCGAACGGCAATTCGGATGGAGCGGCGGATAGTTGACGCCGACCTCCTTTTCGTTCAACCGGAACACCTTGCCGTCCATCGCACGGCAAATCTCACTCGTTCGGTTGTCCAGTGTAGCCAGATACTCGTATTGATCCACGACACCGCTCGCCTTGTAGCCATCCCATGTCGCCTGATGCGTGACGAAACTGCTCTCGGTTCGGACAATCCGCTCGGCGCTGGAGTACGACACCTGCATCCGCTCGGCCAATTCTTTCGCCGTCTGCGCCACGCCCTCACCCCGGATAAACGCCTGCGTAAGCTTCGTTTGCAATTCCCGCGCCAGCTTGTCTCGGTTCGCCCAGATACGTTCGGAGAAGTTTTCACCGAGCCACGGCGTCATGATCGCCTTCTCGATGGTCGGTCTATCAAGCGTGGCAAAAGAAACGCCGATTCTGAGCCCTCTCTGAACCTCATACACGGTTCGATAGTAGGTGTCCTCGTAGATACCCGCCAAAAGCTCCTGCGTGCCCGCGTGGGCGTTTCCGAGCAATACCTCGACCTCTTGCCTTATCTGGATCAAAAGCGCCTCTAAACGGCTAATGCGGGCCTTATACGACGCCGCGTTCAATTGGCGCGTCCAACGGCCATCGACGTTGTTTTTGGCCTTCTCGATAAATTCCTCCAACGTCATGCGGAACTCGCGCAGTTCCCCGGCTGTCAGCAGACGGCGTGCCTCATCCATCGTGACCTGATTCTCGACAGCGTACCGGGCGTAAAAGGCTTCGATGTCGCGCTCGATCCTTCGGATCGCCCTCTGGTACTCTTTCAGCAGGCGCTCAGCATATCGGTCGGCTCGCTCATACTGCATCAGCGCGACCTGCTCGCTTCGGCGTCGCCAATACTCACGATCCCGCGTCATTCAGCTTCGCCCGCCTGATTTCCGTCCTGNCCTATGAATCCCTGATAACTCTCAAAGGCGCTCATATCCCGCTGGCGCTGGGCTTCGATGCGCTCCAGCTCGGACTGAACGTTCGTCACCCACGGATGGTTGGCGATAATTGTCTCGTCGGAAATGATACCGACGCTGGACTTCGCATTGTTAATCACGTCGGACTCGTTGATGATAATGTCGCGGTTAAAGATGAAGTCCACCTGCTCGCCGGAATAATCAGCGCCGGTCGTATTCGCAAGGTGCTGGTCGATGAACCAGCGCAGTTGCTCCAGCGACGCCTGAAACTCGGTTTCGAGAATGTTGGCGTCCATATCGAGATCAGCATAGAGGAACTTGAGCGCAACGCCAGACCGGTCACCGCCGAACCGCTCAGCTTGCGTGTCCACCCCCCGGCCAAACTCATAAATGTCTTTGCGAAGCTGTTCGATATGCGCCTTGTGCGCCTCCGTGTCGATTTCCAGATTGATCGTATCAACCCCACCATCATCGGACAACTTTACGGCCCGGTAAATGGACAGGTTGCGCCGGAACTCACCCAAATTCGTGCCGTCATAGTTGCGAAGCACATAAATGCTATTCGGCAAGTCCTCCAGATTGTTGCTGTTATCGCTCGTATGCTTGTCGTAGTCATCAACCAGCGACTTCACGAACTTCACGAGCGGCAATTCCTCGTCGTTGTACTTGAAGCAGACGAACGGCACCTTCTGCCAGTTGTACCCCTGCACCGATCCGTCGCTCTGTACCAGCGTCACATGCGGCGCATACTCCCCAACCTCAACGTCCGGGATCAGCAGACCATTTTCGAGAATATACCGCCTGATCCCCTCACGGTTCCAGAACTCGACCTTTGTTACGATCCGCTTCGTGACGCCCTCGAACGTTTCGACTTCATACACGCGGATAACCGCGTCAAGCTCCATATGCGCCGCATCGCGCCACAGCGGTATGATTTCCTCACTCGGCATCAGCTTGAACGACAGCCGACCGTCCTGATCGTAATAGACCATCAACCACGCCTTGCCCTTGTTGATAGCCTCTTTCCCCAGATTCTTGAGCGTCCTCATAAACGCCCGGTCGAAAGTCTGGTTCAACTGCTTCTGGTACGCTTCGTTCGTCGTCTGGACCGTCATCGGCAAACCGAGCAGATAACCGACCTTTTGATCGACCAGCTTCCGCACGAAGTTGTGGACGAGCTTGTTGTTCGCCAGATTCTCGACCTCGACCAGCTTGCCATCCTCGCCCACGACCATGCGTTTTCGGCCCAGAATGTCCGCGTCACCCTCGTAATATCGCTGTCCAGTCAGCATCAGCAGGCGTTCGTTCGATGCCAGCCAGCCTTGAACCTCCAGCTTAATGATCTCGTCCAGCGTCAGCGCGCCACGCGCCCCGGCCTCGATGATCTCAATGATTTCGTCCGTCAACGTCGGCACAGTCTCACCGCCTTTACACGAAAGATATTGCGGAATCGCGCATGACGACCGTGTTAACGAAATAGCGATCAGCGTCCATATGGTGATCGTTCGCCTTCACCGGAATGTCCTCGCCGCGCTCTGCCGCCTTCGCATCCCAAACATAAGATGCGAATTCTCGGAATGTCTCCTTACAACAATCGTTATATTTGATCCGGCCCGTGGTCATCGCCGTCGCCACGTTCCGAATGCCCTCCAGCACGTCGTTTTTGGCCTTTCGCAAATGAAAACGACCCCGCTTCCGCACCAGCGTGATGAACGATGCGGCAGAAGGGTCGATAATGATCGAACGGATCGGCAGATTGCCGACGAACTCGACCAAATCCTGATAATATTCCTCGTCCGTCTTCTGCCGTGCCTCCGACCTGCCGTCATAGTGGTACTCCTTGACCTTGTACCAGACGCCGTTATACAGCCCCCACAGCCCGAACGTGGTCGGGTTCTGGGTGCCGTAGTCTATCGACACGTAATACTGCGTATATGGGCGCGGCTCCGTCGGCACGACATGCTTCTCGCGGTCGAACATATCATAAATGACGCCCTCGGCCATGACCCACAGTCCGAGAATGTTTCGCTGATAGAACACCCCGGAAAACATCCGGCGATAGCGCTCTTTGATTTCCTCCGAAAGCGTCAGGTTATCGTCGAGCGTGAAGTGCAGGCGCAGTATGCGCTTTTCGTCAGCCCTGTCGATATAGTCCGTCTTGAGCCAGTGATACGGCCCGGCCGGGTTGCAGTTCATGAAGATTTTCGAGCCTTTGACCGAGCAACGTCCGATCATCTGCTCGACAAACGAGCGCGGGAACAGCGCCACCTCGTCAGCATACGCGCCCGCCGCCGTCAAGCCTTGCAACACGTCCTGACTGGCCTCGTTATTGGCTCCAAAAGTGTAATAGGTATTGCTCCCGATCTCGATAAATCCTTCCGACCGGTTATAACGGTACGGAATCCCTTTCGCGGCCAGCATCTGGAACATAGGCTGCAGAACGTTCCGTTTCAGCGCACCGATGGACTTCCCAGCGATGATGAAGTTCTGGCCCCGGAACGTGTGAAGCGACCATGTGATGAAGCTGTCGATCCCGGCGACCGTCTTCCCGGAACGGATCGCGCCATCGCTGATCATGATGTCATAATCCCGGTACGGACTCTGCGGCATCCACCACGTCAACAGCTTTTTCTGCTTCCGGCTAAACGGTTGCCATTGGAACGCCGCGTTACTTATCGTCGCATTCATCGCTCCAAACCTCGTCAGCCGCCGCGTTCAGCGCGTTCACATAGCTGGATACGTCAACCTCTGCCGCAACCTCCAGCCGCTCCTTGCGGCCCCACCGATCCGGGAATTTACGTTCCAACCGCCATGCCGCCGCCTGCCATTGCGTTTCCGCCGCCTTCCCGATCAACATCACGTCTCGAATCTCAGCGGCGGCCAGCGCTTTTTCAACGGCGTCCGAAAACTCAACGAAAGGAGCCTCTGTCGCCTTTGGCTTACGGTTCGTCCCAGCAATGCGGTCTTTCTCTCGAGCTCCCCGTTTCATCCAGTCGTAGAGGGTATTCTTCGATATTCCGGCATAAGCTGCGGCAGTTTCAATGTAATTCCCCATTTTTATCGCCTCAACGATCTTCTGCTGGACTTCCGGAGTCAACTTAATCGGTCTGGCCATTAAGCAGCACTCCTTTCTGCCCCGTGAATTTCTCCCACCGTTTCACAATGACGTCGCAATAAATCGGATCTAGTTCCATCAGATAAGCGGAACGTCCGGTCTGCTCTGCGGCAATTAACGTCGAACCAGCACCCCCAAACAGATCAAGGACAACGTCTCCGGGCCGACTGGAATTCTGAATCGCACGGGCCGGAATGCCGACAGGCTTCATTGTGGGATGATCCGGATTCTTTGACGGTTTCTCGAAGCGCCAAATGGACGTGTATTCATCGTTTCCGGCGTACACCACTTCGTACTTGGGTACCCGAAGTACCACGCTTTGTACGCCCACCGTAACGGTGAGAAGGGCGCTGCCATCCGCTTCCGGTTTAATGGTGAGGACGTTGTCACTCTCGATAACGGTGGTTTGCTTCCGTCCGCCGAACCACCGATGCTTCGCCCCCGGCTTCCAGCCGTACAAAATCGGCTCATGCCTCCATTGATAGTCCTGCCTTCCGAGGACAAGTGAATCCTTCACCCAGATGATGCATTGTTTCATGAGCCATCCGGCCTCCACCATCGCCGTGCGGAAGTTGATGCCTTCGCTATCCGCGTGGCAGATGTAAATCGCTCCTCCGGGCTTCGTCACAGCAAACATGTTGGCGAACGAATGAACCAAAAACTGCTTAAATTCATCATCCGCCATATCGTCATTTTGAATCTTCAGACCGGTTCCGCCCTCATAATTCACGTTGTACGGTGGATCGGTAAACACCAT